GTCTTGAACGTCTGCTTGGAATTTAATGCGTCGTCCGTAGTCGGTAGCCAACGACTTGGCTGTTTCTATCTGTTCAGCCTTGAGGCCATACTCCCTAATGAGCTGGTCTGCTGTTGCATCAACAACGTACTCGTAATGCCATCTTGTCCCATCTTTGAGATAGCGGCGTTTGTACGCGACAGCAAACAAAGGCTCAATCCCTGTAGTAGTAGAAGCAAGAATCCCAATACTTCCCGTGGGAGCGATGGCGCGATAAGCAACAGGGCGGCTAAGATAAAGCCTATCGCAGTGTGCGTTTGCACTAGATGTTGACACTTCTCGATAGCAGCTAAGCCAGTTACGTAGTTCGTCACCGACCTCATACTTCACTCCTCTTTTCAGCAGCCACTCGTGTATCCCCATCAACCCTAAACCCAACCTCCGGTTCTTTTCCCGAACTGCCCTGACTTTGGCGTAGGGCAAATCGGCACGGACGGTGCCGCATACGAGGAACTTGGAGGCGAGTGAGACGACGTCTTGGAACTCAGCCAAGCTAGTGATAGCACCCATGTTGACTGAACCAAGATTGCACACATCACTGTCATCACAACTTGTGACTTCAGTGCACGCATTACGTAACGTCTCATTCTCTTTAGCTCCGAAGTTGAAGCTGAACCCAGGCTCACCTGTGCTCATTGCCTGTCGGCAGTTGTCAATGAATGTCTGCGGCAAACCTTCCGGCTTAACTTCAAACTTGTATCCCTTGGTGGCCTTGTCATCAACACAACGCATTGTTCCTAGGAACGAGTTGTCGTAGTTGAGGCTGATGTTGGTCATGTCCAGCGGGGCAGGGAAGTTGAAGTCGGCTTGCTTTGCATCCCATAGCGTATAGTCTTGTGCACCAAGACCAGCAATGCGCTTGGTTGCATCGCCTATCTTTTTATCGTGCCAGTTTTTGACCTTAAGAAAGTCTTGCGCGTCTTCGTGCTGCCAGTTGAGTGACGCGTATATGGCACTGCGCCGACTGCCGCCCTGCATGACGTTACGTCCGACTTCGTTGATGGTGTGCATGAGGGGGATCGGGCCAGAAGCCTTACCACCAGTCCGACCAAGAAGACGACCGCTAGGACGAATAACAGAGTAGTCAATTCCTATACCTCCGCCCGTCATAAGACAGGCCATAGCTCGTTGCGTGACAGCGCTCCATTCTTCTCGTGTGTCCTCTTCGCACTTCAACAAATAGCAGTTGTTGTAGGCTTTGAATGGGCGTCCTGCGTAATACAGGTACCGTCCACCTGGGATAAATTTCATCTCCGCGATGTACTGCACCAGTTGTTGCCTGTCCTCCTTGCTCATCAAGGGGCGTTCTGTACCTCCAACCGTACCGCATACATCATCGACAACACGCAACGCCAAGTTGTCCCAACTGTCGTCAGGACTGATGGCATATTTTTGTCTGAAGATGTGCTCTGCGAAAGGCGTCTTGAATCGGCTCTTATCGGCCACGTTTTGCCCGTTCCTTGTCGCTCTTGATTTTGTGGCAGGGCTTACACAACACCTGCAACATCTTGTCTTCAACGAACATACGTTCGACGTAGACGTCCCAAGAGACAAACCCAGTCTTGGTATCAACCACTGGATTTTTATGATCTACCTGTACCTCTTTGAGTGGAAAGTCACGCTTGCATTTCTTACAGAGGTAGTGCATAGCAAGCTTGCCGGTCTTAGGATTGACCTTCCGTTCGGTTGCCGCGTTCTTAAGAACACGAAACTTAGGAGGCCACCATCTAAGACCAGCTCTCAGCTTGCTAATTACAAAACTCTTGAAGCGTGCTTCCGTCCACAACCCACCATTACGCGGTGTCGTCGCCATCCATCACACCAAACTTTTCCTTATGCTCAAGCAGCTTGTCGGTGAAGCGGTCAAGGATGTCTTCGACAGAGAGTTCAAGTAGTGAAACGAGTTCGTCAGGCTCTCCAACCTGACGGGATACAACGTCTTTCAGTTCATGCAAACGCATGGCAACCTCAATTGATAGGTTTGAATTTGGTTCTCGGTATCAATTTGTCAACTTGCCCAGAGAACCAACCCATGCACTTGTTGCATTGATAGCGTTGGTAGGTCAACGAATAGGTGTGGGCTACACCTCGACGTGTAAACTTCTTGCTGCCACAACGAGGACACGAGTCGGACAGACCTGTGTACAACGTGTGATTGGGAAGACGGGGAATCCACGGCAGCAGTCGGTTGTAGAGACGCTCAAGAAGGACAACGTCCATCTTGTTATACTTCTCCATAACCTTCCACGATGCAGGGTCGTTAGCCATGCAGCCGTCCCACAATTCCATCCCCTTGTGGTGCACCTTATTCCCTAGTCCCAACTGCTGACATACGTAGTCGAGCTTGTTGGACGTGAACTTAAACTGTTTCCTAACGACTGGAAGCAGGTCAACTTGACGCAGAGGGGACGGGGGAGCCATGCCCTCACACAAGAACTCACGGTTGAGAGTGGGAATGTCAAACTTGGTGCCGTTGTAATGCACTACAACATCAGCATCACCAATCATTTCATGTATGTCTTGTAACATGACCCGCTGGCCATGCTCGTAAACACTACGAAAGGTGATGTCCGATTCGCCCAACCACTTAGCACTGACGCACAGGATGTGCGATGAGCTGATAAGTTGATCGGTTGAAACGTAGTCGGTCTTTAGTTGCCAGATGTACGCCTTGTTGGGTGCTGTTTCAATGTCAAGCAGGAGTACTTTCGGCTTCACTAGGCACACCCTCTTTAGTTGTAGGGTGTATTTCGGGAACCTTCGGAGCCTTGACAACTGTTCCTAGGAACACAGGCCCAGTGGAGTAGGCGTAGGCTTTCAGACCCGCACCACCATTGGCATCTTTCCAACACTCAAACTTGTAGGGACAATAGCTGCACTCCATACACAGCTTTTCGTTCCCACTCTTTCCTTCAGGTTCCAGACTGAAGTGCCGGTCTGGAGGAGCACTGCGTTTCAAAGCGGTAGTTGTGCTCAGCAGCTTCTCTATTACATCGTCACGACTGAAGTCGGTCATTTCAAACCAACCAAGTTTCCCATTCTGTTTGTCAATGGCAAGAAACCCAGCACGCTTTGCCATTACGTGCAAGTTGTAGGATGCCAATTGTGCACGATAGCCAAAGCTGTCGTTGCTATCATTCAACCCTTCCTGAAACTTCTTGAATCCGTAGGGCGAACAACTCTTAACGTCAACAAGAACACCGTCGATAAGAGCGTCAATCCTCCCACTTAATTGTACACCATGTGCAACTTCGTATTTGACAGGTTGTTGCCGCAGCTCTACCTTGTGCCCTGCTTGTTCAGCAAGGAACAAGACCAGCTCTTCAACACAGTCTCCATACAGAAACTTGATCTGGGCATTAGGCAACAGCTTTTCTCCCAGCTCAGGCTTGTGCACACCATACCAAACCTGACGCACACATGGCTTTCCTACTTCACTGGCGTACAGTGTGTGTGGTGTGCGCTTCTTGGTGCGTGCAGTCAGGTCATCCACAATGTGGTTGGCAACATTCACGCCAAAGCGTGACAACACCTCCAAGTCAATGGAAGCGCTCTTGCCTTCGAGCGCATCCTTGAACAGTTGGTGGATGTCATCCACTAGTGTGTCAATTGTTTTTGTCATTGGGCACGTCCACAATGAGGGCATCTGTTGTACCTCGGTGATGTGTAGTTGTTGCACTTAGGACAAATCATCAGGTTTCCAGTTCTGCGGCGGCTTCAGCAGCGTCCAGATCGCCAGCCGAGTACGCCTCAAACTTGCGAGCAATGTCGATGATGGCTTTAGTCGTAGCCGTCGAGTCCACAGGAAAAGGCTTACCGCCAGCCGCGCCGACATACAACTCACGAGCATTGGTCAGCGCGTTCTGACGAATGATTGAGCGCTGCCCATCAAGTGCTGGAATGGGGAACCCACCACGAGAGAACGAAGGGGCACGAGCAGCCGGTGCTGCAACAGCAGTGGCAGCAGGTGCCGCACCAATCACCACACTCTTCGGATCAACTTCCTTGCCGTACTTGGTTTCCTCATAGTTGAACGACACGACATCCCCTGCGGAGACTGCTGCCTTCTTAAATCCTGTGCTATACCACACGCCATCAGCTTTGAAGCTGTACGTCGGCTTGGTGCCGAAGCGGGTGGTTACGTCTTTGGTGCCAACTTGCTCAATAGTGGTACTTTCTTGTCTCATGCTGCTTCCTTCATTGATTCAAAATTGATTTCCGATTGGTCAAACCATGTCGGGCCACGACTCATGCCCACCTTCAATTGAAGTGGGAAGTCGATGCCGAAGGTTTCTTTGATGTAAGCCGGTGCGTTCTCCATCACTGTGCGTATCAGGTATATTGCTTCGTCCACAACATCCAACCGCACATCAAACAACACCGAATCGTGCACAGTGTTCACCATCAAACACGAGTCTTTCAAACGGGGATGGTTCCTAAGAACACGGTAGAGCTTGCCAAATACCAGTGGCACTATGTCTCCGGTGGCTCCCCCTTGGACTGGATAGTTTTTGACTTCAGTTGGACTGAACGAAGCGACACCTTTCTTCCATCGCTTAACTTCTTCGGAGAGGGGGTACTCACGGAACACAAACCTACGCTTGCTGAATGGACTAACGTAAGTCGATTTGCCAATTGGGATTCCTGTTTCCGCATCTTTATCTCCGAAGTATTCACGTTTGCTTTCAACTTCCTTGTACATGCTATCGTGCCACGCTTTGACACCGCTATATCGTGAGTAGAATGTGGCAATGAAACGCTTGGCATCTACCAACGACATGCCGCTTTGCTCTGCAATGCCCTTAGCACCAGCCCCATACACAAGGGCAAAGCTACACCGCTTGAATGGCTTGCGTTCTTCTGGCTTCATCTCCCTGCCATACATGTCACGGAACAAAGCCTTGTGCATGTCAACACCAGTGCGGATGTCATTCAACAATTGAGTGTCTTTGGACAACACAGCCAGCATCACCATCTCAAGCTGCGAATAGTCGGCTTCAATCAGAACACCGTCGTCACCCCAGCGGGAAACAAACGCTTTCTTAATCTCACTCTTGCTGCCGTCTGTGATGTTTTGTAGATTGGGATTGCTACTGCTTAGGCGTCCAGTCACTGTCACTACCTGATTCAGGTCGTGGTGAATACGACCATCAGGCATGATGAGTTTGTCAATGCCCTCGTAGTAGGTGGACAATTCTTTGGAGCACTCCCGCAATTCCTGAATGGTTCTTAGGAACGTTGCCCACTCCGGCTTCAACGTTGTTGAACTGAGCAACTCTTCAATCACCTTGTCGTCAGTGGAAAATCCCTTAACTCGCTTCCACTCAAACTTAGGCATGAAGGCAGGAGGCAGTGTGTGCAGTGTTTCTACCTTCTTAAACTTGTCCTTGCCGTTTTTGTACTTACCAACACATTCTGTTTTAACAGTTTTGGCAGTGCCCCCAAACAAGAACAGCCCAAGGTCTTTGGTGCTGGATGGGTTGAGATCAAGGCCAGTGACCTTGTGCATAAACACGCTGGCGTCAAGCTCGCAGCGTGCAACCTTAAGCTGTAGCTGTACTATTCCCTTTTCAAGAAACTCTTTGTCAACTGCCAGTCCATTGTTACGCATCTCGATGCACGCCATCTTCGCGTCCATCTGACTCTGGATTAGGGGAAGCATCCCTTTCTCAACGGCGTCTGCATACTGACCAAAGAACACCTTGCGTGTATTCTCTATATCTGACTTGAGGTAGTCGTCAAGCAACGAACGCGGCACTTCGTCAGCACCCATACCTGACTTGAACATTACCGTTACCCGATCATCCTTCAGTGTGCCGCCATACTTAGAAGCACACTCATCAAGCGATGCAAACTTAGCTTGCTGTCCAGTCAATAGATATTCAGCAAGCTGGGTATCCCACACTTGGCTTCCGGCAAGATTGCCCTTTGTGATCTTCCCGTCACGCAACATATACTGCAAGTCGAAGTCGATGTTGTGGCCGATGAGCAAATGGTGTCTGTGTGTAAAGGGTTTACTCGGATCGTAGGTCAGTATGGTTGGGGAATAGCTTGAAGGAAGACCGTCTTCGTTGGCAACTTTGACATGCCCATAGACAACGCACTTGTTGTCAGGCCAGAACGGACTTGCTTTGTTGTTACCGACAGGGCATTTCTGTGTAGTCTCGATGTCGAGCGCATATGCGTCCATTACCGCGTCCCTTCATACCGAGCAATTTCAGGTTTGATCTTGACTTCAAAGTAGCCGTGTCGTTCCGACTCCACACTGCGTGGGCCACCAGTCAGTTTGTTCTTAGGAACGTGGATATATCGAGTGTTGATGTTGGCAGGGTTGTCATCCTTACCGATGGTGATGATGGCGTCTGCTTCACCTGGTTTATCCACCTTGCTACCACGCAACTGATCCATGCGGATATACTGGCTGGCACCTGACGACGCATCACACTGTGATATGGCAATGACAGGGCCATACTCATGGGACAACTCACGTGCCCACTTGTACAATCGGCCAAGTCGCATGTGTTCTTTCTCATCCCTGCTATGAAACCCATTCACCTTATCCAACTGATCGAACACAATCAGAGCAGGGTTTAAATCACGCAGCATGGGAATCAGCCGGTCTACGTGGTTGGTAGCGTTGTCGTTAAGCTGGACAAGGATGCGGTTTTCATCGCCGCCCATCAGCTTTTTGTAGGCGTCCTTAGCTGACGCCCTGTCAGCATCAATGTCTTTGCTGGTCAATCCCAAGGCAGCCTGCATAATTCGCAGCTTGACCTTAATTGATCGTTCCTCGTTATTGATCCAGACAACAGGGCGGTTGTCCTTGATTTGGCTGGCCATGTGACTGACTTCTGATGCAGCGAATGTAGTTTTGCCTGTCTCTACGTACGCTGCCACCATGACGAAGTCGCCCTTACGCAAAGGGCCACAGGACACATTCAGTTCTTCAAGACGCCATTCAAACCCAGGTGCCTTTGCTTCCTCAAGCACATCATCAATGTCACCTGTTACGAACAAGTCTTCAACCTTGATGGCACGACCGAGTTCTTTGTCGTGCTGCTTGACCAGCTCATGCACATCGTCAATGGAGGCAGTGCCTTCCTTAACGGACAGGGCAGTGTCAGCAATGCGGTGTGCAAAATCCTGTGTGACAAAGTGTGCCAACACATCGTTGGCTACGTGAGTCGGAGTCGCCTTAGCAACCTTGTCCAAGATGGCACGGTAGTTGGCAACCTCTGCTTTTGGAATCTGGCTGTTCCTAAGAACAAAGAAATAGGAAGCAAACGCTTCCCAGTTCATTGTCGTCGTGTGAGGGAACGCCTTGTAGTATGAATCAATTGAGTTGATTATCAGTTGTGTTTCTGGAAGCAGTACGTGTTCCTTAATGAACGGCTTGAAACGTTGGAACGTAGCTTTGTCTTTGAATAGAATGAGCAGATCGGTGTCCACTATTCCCCATCAATTGATGCCTTTAATACACTTGGTTCTAATTCTTTTGGTTGTTTCATTGTTCGCAATGTCACATTGCTGCTTGTCATCAAAACCAAACTACGGTGGATGTCAATTGCTTTAGTCCGTCCTGCGTCATCGTCATCCAACCACACTATGACATGAGGGTAGCGCTTAGCAAAAGCTACCAAGTCCGACGGTGCGGTTGTTCCTAGTAACGCAATGGCATCAGCACAAGTGTCTCGTGCTATACGAATCGCACTTAGACAATCTTCAACCACTACCAACTTACGGCCTGTGCTTTTAGGTAAAACATTGCGGCTATACGTTGCGAACATTGGCTTCTTGCTTGAGCGCACTGATATATACTTCGGCCCTGGGCCTGTGTCCGCCACTTTGCGCCCTTGCCAAAACACCAACCGACCAGCGTCATACACAGGGATGATGACGCGGTTCCATGTTTCGGAATAACAAATGGAATAATCAGCCACGTCACTGCTGTTAATGGCGTACTTGTATAGCCAAGCTTGCGCTTCCACAGGCCATGCCTCTATCCTGTAGTTGACATCAAATGGCAACTCAACCGTACTCACTACACGTTCGTGTTCTTCTGCATCAGCAAGCAATCGTTTGATTGTCTCAACAGATCGGACTCCCTTGCGAGTAGAGCGAACAGCATGGCCACTGCAATGGTGGCAATACACCAAGACCGCATCATCAGTGCGCTTGATGTAGAGACGGCGTTTGCTGTCAACACCAGCAGGGCAATTCAAATGGTTGATTGCAACCTGTGTCCCTGCTCTGTCAGGTATATGCTCTTTGTAATCGGCGTACGGAATTCTCACAACTGCTCCTGTGATATGTACGTCGTCTGTCGGGGATACGGGTTGGACAACAAAACCCGTAAAAAGTTCAATCTGATTTGGGTGTCATGTCTTTCGCTCGGGCGGCGTCGAGC